TACCGGAGGTACGCCGATGTAGCTCAATGTCGATGCCGGCAAATTTGAGGCTGTATTATTGCTTTTCCTGCGTATTTCGTAGCCGAATAGATTCATTATGCAGCTATTTGAATAAGGTTCTTGAATTCAGACTGAACGGCATATCTGGCAGCGTCCCATAGATGGTTGAATTCGTCGTGCGGGTAGTTTATGGCGATGCCGTTCACCGTCTCCCACACGTACGAGTTTGCTTCTATCTGCATGTTGCGCGAACGCACGCAATGTATCTTGCATCCTTTCATGGCCGTGATGCCGTCCATGACAGACCCTGGGTATTTCCGAACAGGAATGACCGTAAGCCCTTGAATGCGCATTGCGGTTATCATGCTTTCGGGGGATTTGGCATATTTGTCGGCGCTATCTGCATAACATCGGAATACTCCGTTTGAGAAGTGCGGCGAAAGCGCTGCATATAATTTCGAAGTGTCGTCGATAGGCTGATATATCAGCTCCTGCAAGTAAAGATGGTTCGGGGCGCGGAATCCGACACGTACGCAGGCCGTGGGGTCTGCTGTGAATCCGAAGTCGAGGCCCAATACAACGCGTTCGATGTCTTCGGGGAATTCGTCGATCCAGTCGATGTCGGGGAATATCAGCCCCTCCTGCGCGGCACGTACTCCGAGGCCGTACACTTTCCAGCGCCATTCGTCGGCAGTTCCGGCGGCGATATTCTCGGGAGTGGGTTCGTATCCCTCGATTGTGCGGCGAACTCCCGCCGGGCAGAAGGGATTATCCTTGTACGTCGTGTGCGTGAAAATAGTATCCGGAGCGCCCTCCATATGGAACGCCCAATGCTCCGTGTATTTCGGGTTCCAGTCGCCGATGACCATCCGCGTGCAACGCATGGTGATATTGTCGAATTGCGCACGGCTTACACCGTCGAGCATCTCGTTGAAATATACGATGTCGCAGTCGTGGCCCTCTTTGACATCCATTTTGTCGAGACCCCGGAAACGAATCACGCTATCCTTGATGCGATATTCAGGGAGAATGTTTTCGCCACGCATACAATCGGGATCGTATACGCCGCGTAATTGCAGCTTCTTGCGGAAGTCGTCCAGCGTCTTTTCCTTGCAATCTTGAAGCGTGGCCCGATAACAGTATATTTTAAGAGGTACGGACGATGATGCGCAGATGTCATACAGAAAGTCTGCCGTGTCGAAAGTTTTTCCGGATCGGGAACTTCCCTCGTCGAAGATACGGACGACGGCGCCGCTCCCGGCGTATAGCTGGTAGAGGTACATCTTGACTTTGTAGGTCTTGCCTCTGTATGTTACGGGATTGGGCGTCATTCCTTCGCTGTCATTTTGCCGATAGACTGAATGATCTTGGCAGCTTCGGGATCGAGGACCACGGAAATAGGCTGTGTTGCGGCCGTTATCGCCTTGCCGTTGGTTGTCACATCCTGGCGGTCGGCAAGATGCAGAACACGCGACGCAATCGTCGAGTTGTACTGCTCACACATAGCGCCCTCCAACTGATCGGATTCGATTCGCGCGCGCACGCGCGCACACACGCTCAAAAATTCATCCTGCTTTTCGTATTCCCGGAAAGTATTCTCTACAATCTCCGCGAACACGCAGAATCCTACAAGTGTCAGCGGTCGTTCGTAAGGTACGGGAATAACAGAGCCGTCGGCCAATACCCTGTTGCTGTATCGTGGATTCGCTTTCACCCATTTTGCATACTCCTCGAACTTGACTTCAAGAGCTTCGGGGGTATATGCACGAGGGCGGCCCACTTTGCGGGCGGGCTTGCTGTCGAGTGTCTTATTGGGTCCTTCCGTTCTCTTTGCCATAGAAAAAGGGTCTGCGGCCGGATGAATAGCCACAGACCCTCGTTTCCAGGAAACCTACTACCAACAACGT